GCAAACCGCGCAAGAGGAATTGCCGGAACCCTCGCCCCTGCTTGTCTTTGCCGTATTTGGCGTCTTCTTGTTCGTCGATCCCGTCCGCTTGTTTGAGCAGGGCGTTCACTTCTTCTTTCAACCGTTCTTCTTCTTTGGTCATCCGTTCATAGCTCATGTCCCCTCCTCGTTTCGTGTTGTTCATGGAGGAAATTGTAGAGAGTACAAACCCCTTTCGCAAATTCATTGTCGACGGAAAATCAGCATCACCCCGTCGGCAAATAAAATTATGCCCGCTGGTTTATATCAGGCGAACTTCTAGAGTTACAGTAATTGTTCTTATACCTTCTTTACTTTATTTAATCGAATTTAGTTTAATTAAAATGCTTTTAATTGACTTACGGTCTATTATATTCAATAAATTACCTTCATCGGAGAAATTTGATAATAATACATCATTATCAGCCCATTAGCTAATAATTTAACTCTCGTTTTACAAAATTTACTTAATAAAAATTCAGCCTCTTGTATCGTAAGCCCAAAAAATACCGGAATGCTCTCATTAAATAATGAAGAATGGCGATAAATAGTAAAAAGTTTTTCATGCTGTTTAGTTATCATTAGACTCCTCTCCACTAAGAAAAACCCCATTAATATTCATATATTCTAACTGATCTCCAATTCTTTTCAAATTATCATTTATTTCTTTAAGAATATTAATTAGATCAGTTTCCATTACAGCCTCCTTATTCCTTCTTTATTTAGTTTGTATAGGGGATACTGATAAAATTCCTTTAAATCCCGTTTAGTCCAATGTAATAGAGTACCGAGATACCATTCAGGATATTTTAATACTTCTTCTTCAAACTTTTTATAAGATACGCCTTTTAAAACCACCGCTAATAATCTTTTAATTGATTTATTCATTTAATTAATCTCCTTATTACTCCAAACGCATTAAAAAATATGACATAAACGCTGAATCTTTTGAGACGACTAATCCTTGTTAGCCCCAACACATCGCTTATTCAATACCTCGAACCAATATACAAGCTTTAATGCAGAATAAATGCTGTTTGAATGATTCCGGTCTATGCCCCCAAGAAGTTTTAATAAGTAAGTATTTTTCTCTTATGTACATGATCCATTCTCCCGTTATTTTTAGTTATCTGTTTCTTCCTCATCGACTCCATCGACTCTATTATTCCATAAATTATCAATAACTTCTTGCTTCACTTTTGTACAATCTTTTTGTGTTAAATTAAATTGCTTCAAATATTCATTGATATGTGTGGTAGTAGCACGAGAATTAACTTTATTTGTAACATACACCTCCCCAGTTGATTTGATCATAGCTACGACAGGAGTCTGATGACTAAATAAAAAAGAACCGTTCGTGTATTCAAACTCTGCAGTCTTTGATGCTATGGGCTTGTAATTCATTGTACATTTCCTCCCTTTTTTCTTAAATATACATCCATTTATTACTTTTGTCGAAGGTTTTGTCATTTAAGTCTATTTCTCAGTTGAATTATTAGGTTTGTTCGAGCAGGCATAGAATCCCCCTTGTTATTCCTGTTTCTACCAGGCCGTAAAACTTCTTTGGGGCGTCTCTTTACAATCTCCTTAGAATCCAAACAAAATCCCCTGACGGAAGTTTTACAATCTCCCACCCATGCCTAACTAGTTTTGGTAGCTTCATATAGAATCCCCTTAAAACGCTCTAGAATGGTCAAGGTAAAGACTTTTATACTAATTTAGAGTCTTCTATTGACCAAGTAATTAAGATAGCTTCTTGCCCATTTAAGGACTTAATTTTTCGGGCTATGGCTTCAATAAGTTCATAATCTTTTTCTGTATTTATCTCAATTACAATGTTTTTCTCTCTTTTTCCTTTCCAATATTTCTCTGTATAATAGACAGTGAAATTATCAAAACATATGCTACACAAGTCTTTAACTTTATTCAGATTCTTATCTTCTATGCAGATTTTATAGATCATTAATTATTTATCTCCTTTAATTTCTTCTAGGTTTAGTATAATGGAATAAATATATTTGTCAAGAGATAAAGTTTTGACTATAAACGATTTATTTGTTGATAATCAACTATTTTAGAAATACTAGTTGAATGATAAAATTATCATTAATTTGTCATATAATCATAATCTATGTCACCATAATCTATCATTATAGTAATATAAGTGTAGGGGTAAACATTATAATAGGTCATCTTGGTTGAAGTAGTAAAACCGGGAACCCTGTTTATAAAGGAATGCCCACAGAAACAAAGAGAGGGTCTAAAGACTGGTTTTGCTGACTTATGATTGTCTTCCTCGATTAAAAGATTAGGCCGTTATCTTTAAATAACGGCCAATAAAAAAACATTAAAAATCACTGAATAAATAGGCTATTCAGGTTTTACAAGACTTTTTCTTTCTTAAAAACTTTTAGAGATTTTATATAAAATATATATATATATATATATATATATATAAAACGTATCTAAAAGACCATCTTTAAGAAAGAAGAAAAGTCAGTCTTTTGTCTTTTTAATTGATTATGAATAATAATGATTTAACTAAATCTAATTTAACTGATAATAATAATCAGACTAATATTATTGAAACTAAGTCTCTTTCTACTTTAACAAAGAAAGATTGGTTATTTATAAATTATAAGTTACAAGGCTTTTCTACGTTAGAATCATATAAGCTTTCAGGTTTTAAAGGAAGGTCTCCTGATGCCCCTTATGTGCTTTATAATGCCCTTAAAACTCGTATATTGACCATCCAAGACACTAATTTTGATCGTTCTAGGCTTATTGTAGAGATGAACAAGGCTTTAAATATGCCTTTAGACCCAGCAAAGACAACTGTTACGTTTAATGAGAAATTAAAGTCTATAAGGTTAGCTTCTAATTTGATTCCAGAGGCTAAAGAACCAAAAGCACTGACTATTACTAATTTTACTATTAATAGGTTTGGAGTTGCTAAGGAAACTGTGATAGAAGCGGAGATTGTCCCTTTGACAAATAGTTCTCCCAAATAATAGTCTCTCTTTCTCTAAACCCTTGATAATGAATCTCTTTCTTGTCAATTATATAGATTTACAATTATCATTTATCATTAATAATTTATTAATTTTTTCTGGCCTCTGACCCCTCTGTCCCTTGAGGGATAGGTTAATCTGTTGCATAACTCTATAAGATTAGGTTACATTGTTGCATTACAATTCTTTGCTAGGTAAGATTGTTGTATAAGAGAGCCAGTAGTGGGATGGACGGGACTTGAGGGGGTATATGGCTTGGGCCATTATAACGAGGATATAGATTCCCTTAGTTTTTCCTTATTTGCTCTAAAATATTTAACAATTAGAAGTATCATATGCTTCATTTCTAAGGAAACCCCCTAAGGTTCGATTTAGAGCCTCTATTTTGCTCCAATATAGCTTTCTCTAATTTTATAAAATTCACTCAGCCTTGGTCTTTCTAGAGTCCTTTAATGAGGTTTTAATATGCCTTTGCCAAAAACAGAAGATGTTGGAAAAGTTTTAAAAGTGCTTAAAGATGAAAATAAGCATAAGTCAAAGAAACGATCTAGGGCACAAATGATAGCCATTGCTCTTAAACAAACGGGTAAGAGTAAATATAGCTAAATGGAACTTACTTTACATAAAGAACAAGATAAAGTTCTTGATAGCTCCGCTAGATTCATTGGAGTCGTAAGCGGAGTGAGAGGTGGTAAAACTACAATAGGGGCCATATGGCTCCTTAATGAGATTAATCAACATAGACTGGCCGGAAAATACGGGGACTATTTAATATGCGCCCCCACTAATAAAATCTTAGACCAGTCTACACTGCCTAAATTTAAAGAATTCTTTCCTAAAGATTGGGGAATATGGAAAGAGCAAAAGTCTTGTTTCGAACTCACTTGGTTTAGACCAGGCTCGACAGAGCCTTGTCGTATTTATGTTCGTTCTATGGATGAACCTGATTCTATAGAAGGGATGGAAGCCTTAGCTGCATGGGCGGATGAAGTAGGTAAAATGAAATCATCTGCTTGGATTAATATGCAGGGCCGTTTAGCTATTACCAAAGGACGTTGTTTACTTACTACTACTCCCTATGTAATAAATTGGTTTTATGAGGATATTGTAAAAAAGGCTAAAGAGGGAGATAAAGATTATTGTCTTATTACTTGGTCTAGTTCTGCTAATCCTGCTTTTCCTAAAGATGAGTTTGAAAGAGCGAAAGCGACGTTGCCTAAAGCTATCTTTGAAAGGCGCTATTTAGGTAAGTGGACGAAGCTGGAAGGATTAGTATATGCCGAATTTGATGAAGATATTCATGTCATTGAGCCTTTTGCTGTTCCTGATACTTGGCTCCGTTTTGGGGGTTTGGATTTTGGGTATAATAATCCTAATGCACTTATAAGCATTGCTCAAGACCCAAATACAAATACTTTTTATATTACCTCTGAATTTTATCAAAATGAAACTTTGCTTAAAACTTTATCAGAAGCCATTAAATCTAAACGACTACAATACGTATTAGCAGATACACATGACTCTCAACTTATCAATGAATTAAATAAATTTCATGGATGCGGGAATGTCAAAGAAGCAGACAAATCGGTTACAGTCGGAATTGAACGCATACGAACCTTATTGGTTGAAGAACGCCTTAAATTTTTTAGGGGAAAGACTACAAAAACTATTGAAGAAATTCAAGAATATCATTATCGACCATCTACAGAAATGGGAGGGGATAGCGAAAAACCAGTGGGTAAAAAGAATCATGCGATGGATGCTCTCCGTTATGCTTTCTCTAGACCCTTACAAGGGCTATATGCCCAAAGACCTGCGAATATACAACGCCAAAGATATAGTAGACGAATTCCTCAAACAACTGAATATACGGGTTATTAAAGAGAAATAAAATGGCTGGACAATATACAAGTTTTGGTGATAGAGATAATACTTATGAAGATAATCATCCTAACATCCCTAAAGAGGATGTTGAGATAGATAAGTCTCATAAAGAAGAAAAACCAGAAGATAGTCGTCCAATAGACTTTGATCCTGATCTCCCTTTAGATCAACATATAGCCCGCCAACGAAAAATTGTAGATGATTTAATTGGTGTGTTTAATAAATGGGATGGATGGCGAAGAAGTTATGAAAAAGTTTGGGATCAAGTTTATAGACTTTATTTCAGCGCTCCTGATAAAACTAAAACTGGTACTCGGTCTTCTATTGCAGTACCTATTATATTCCAAGTTATCGAAGCTGCTGTACCTAAAATTGTTAATACATTATTTTCTGGAAATGAGTTTTTTGATGTTATTCCCATTAATCCGGGAGAGCAAAAAATAGCCGATCGTATTAAATTATTGTTAAATTATCAGTTAGCTCAAGCTAATTTTTATGTTAAATTTTTAGATTTTATTAAACAACTTCTTCTTTATGGGACATCTTATTTTAAAATTTACTGGAAAGTGAGGCGTAAGTGGGTTTGGAGTCGTACTCCGAAACGGACTATAAGCTCCATTCTTGGATTCTTAATGGGAAAAAAATTACAGTGGGAAGAAAAGAAAGAATATAAAGTTATAGAGCGCCGTCCTGAAATTGATGTTATAGATATTCTTGATGTTTATCCTGATCCTAATTCTTCAAATGAAAAAGATGCTCAAGGACTTTTTATTCGATCTTGGATGGATTTTGATGATGTTCAAACTATGGGGAGGGGAAGATTTCCAGTTTATGAAAATACGGAGTCCCCTGATTTAAAAGGGCGAACTTATACATATCAGCAATCCAGACAATTACGATATGCAGTTAGAGCTTCATCTAGTGGTGCTCCTACAGAAAATAATCAAATTGAAATATTAGAATACTGGGGGCCATATGACGTAGATGGTGACGGAATTAAAGAAGAAGCATATATCGTCATTGCAAATAGAAAAGTTTTATTAGCCGCTAAAGCTAATCCTTTTGACCATCAAAAACGACCCCTTATTAGATGCGTTCTTTTTCCTGTTCCTCTTGAATGGTATGGATTGGGGCTGGTAGAGCCAGTTATTAGTAATGTTTATGAGCTTTTTACTTTAAGACGGCAAAGGCTTGATAATATTAATATTATTCTTAATCGAATGTGGAAAGTGAATAGTTTAGCGGATATTGACCTTGACACGCTTATTAGTTCTCCAAATGGAATAATTATAACGGATGATATGTCAGGAGTGGAGGCTTTAACCACTCCCGATGTTACACAATCAGCTTATGAAGAAGCTGCTGCCGTTCAAGCAGATATTGAAAATGCCACTGCTCCTCGTTCTGTACAAGGCTCTCCTACTTCTGGACAATTAGGACGTACCGCTAGAGGTGCCGCTCTTATCGTTCAACAAGCTCTTGAAAAATTTGGAGCAGCGACTAAATTAGTTGAAGAAATGGCGGTAAAACGAATTCTTCGGATGTTTCATCAACTTAATATGCAATTTATAGATCAAGATGATATTATTAATGATAAAGGACTTTACGGAGGACTATTTGATAGTAAAGTAGTGGTGGAAGAAATACGAGCCGAAGTGAACTTTAAAATGGTTGGAATAAGTGAGATGGTGGGCAAAGAAGCTAAAATTAATCAATCTATTTCTTTTATGGGAGTCTTTGGAAAAGTATTAGCTCCGCCTTCTATTTCCTCTATTGCAAAAAAAGTTTGGTCATTAATGGGGTTTGATCCTAATGAGATTAATATACAGGGCATCACTCCTCCTCCCGGAACAGAAAATGTAGTGGACAATAATATTACTCAAGCAATTCTTGGACAATCCAATAATCAAGGAGCAGGTGCAGGAGCACCTAAACTTCCAAATGCAGGAGGACAATAAAATTTTTATGCTTACATCTGATCAAATTGAAAGACTTCAAAGAACTATTCAAGAAGGAGCTATTATTAAAGATTGGTGTAGACATGGGGGATATAAAATTTTTGAATCTTGGATTACTTCTAAAATAGAGGATAAGAAAAAAGATTGGCTTAGAGCAGAGGATGAAAAACAAGCTGAACGTCTTAGACAACAAACTTCTGTATGGCTTAATATTTTAGATGAATTTAAACGATGGATATTATCAGGAGATAATGCTGCTCGTATCCTTCAAGAAAATACTAAAGAATTAGAAGAACAACAAATTTTAAGTTCGTCCCCCGAATAGGGATAAGACGTTAAATAATGGAGAGTAAATATATGGAAGAAGTAAAGGATAAGGTTGAAGCACCAGACAATGATAATGCTCAAGACCCCCTTAATCAGACGAAAGAAACCGCATCATCGTCTGTTTCTAGTGGTACAAAAGAATTAGATAAGACTAAAGATTCCGCCAAAAAATCTGAACCTGATTCTAATGTATTTGATGCGCGAAAAGGTTATGATGAATTAAAGGCTAACTTTGATAAAACTACTAAAAGTTATCAAGAACTCCGTAGAGAGTCTACTCGTTGGGCACAAGAACGGTCTGATTTTCAAAAGAAACTTGATACTTTAGCCGATCTTCTTAGTAAAGCGACCGATGTTCCTATTGATCCCGCGCAATTTATACGTGATTTACAAGCACAAGGGCCAAAAGCTCTGGAACCTCATTTTAATAAATGGGTTACTCCTATTAAAGATCAATACGAAAAGACTATTCATGACCGTGATGAACAAATCTTTCAACTACAAAGAGATTTTGCTCTTTCAGCCCGAAGGGGAGATAAAGTTAATTATCCCGATTTCGAAAAACTGGAAGAAACTATGAAAGATATTGCGGAAGATAATAATAGTCCCGTTGATTATAGTAAGAGTCCAGCAGAAATTTATGATACCTTGTATAAACTTGCTAAAGAGCGTAACGCTGAACAAGCTATGCGTCTTGCCAAAGAAGAAGGCAAGAAAGAAGCTGAGTCTCGACTCGCTAAAGAAGCTGCATCTAAAATAGCGGGAGGCGGAAAGTCCGCTGGAACTCTCGTCGAAGATTGGTCTAAAATGAGCGCAGAGAAAATGCGTGAAGTAGTAGCCCAATTACACGGCGTTGCTGACCGCGACTAATTTTTATAAAGGAAATTAATTCCAATGCCTAATCCAAATACAAATGTCACTGGAACAGTCGGTTTTCCTAATGCAATAGCAAATTATTACGACAAGATGCTTCTTGATCGTCTTGAGTTTATGCTGCATTTTGACCAATTCGGTGATAAGAAAAAGCTTCCAAAAAATTCAGGGAATACCATCATCTTTACACGCTATACGAATTTTGCGGCTAATACTACACCGCTTTCAGAAGGCGTTACTCCTGATGGTCTCACCCTTGCTTCCACTCAAATTCCAGCTGTACCAGTTCAGTATGGGGATTATGTTACCCTCTCTGACTATTTGATTGCTGAAGCTATTGATCCTGTTATTGAAGGGGCACTAGATGTTCTTTCTTATCGTGCCGCTCTTTCTCTTGATACGATCATTCGTAATACTCTAAGCGGTAATGGTACTAACCAGTTTGCTGGTGGTGCTGCTAGTGAATCCGCTGTTTCTGCCGTTATGACTGCTTCAGAAGTACGAAAAGCTGTATATAAACTGAAAAACTCAGCCGTTCGTCCGATTGGGACTGATTATGTTGGTATTATTCATCCTGCACAATCTTTTGATCTTCAATCTGATACGGCTGTTGGGTCTTGGCTTGATTTAAATAAATATACTACTACTGGCCCTCTTTATAAAGGAGAAATAGGCAAAATTTATGGTTGTCGTTTTGTGGAGTCACAAAACGTTCGTAAAGATGCTGGTGCTGGTTTTGGTGGTGTTGATATTTATCGAGCTTGGATTCTAGGTAAAGGATTCTATGGACTGGTTGAACTTGCCGGAAATAATCTTAAAACGCTTATGAAACAATTAGGTTCCGCTGGGACTGATGATCCACTCGATCAGCGTTCTACTGTTGGTTATAAATTTTCTCATGTAACCAAAGTCTTGGACTCTGTTCGTGGTATTGAAGTGTATACGGCTACTGCTGCAAGCTAAAATTTTGGCTTCCCTTAGGGGCTTATGGCCCCTAGGGGATAGCCAATTTAATTATATAGATAGGAGATGATATATATGCCAATGGGAATGAATGAAGCCCCTGGGATGAATGATACCGATGATGTTAAAGCTATGCTTCCTAAATCAATTTGTCCTGGAATGGATTTTAAACCGGGGGATGAGATTGTACTTCGTGTTACGGATGTTCGAGGAGATATGTTGGAAGTGGAATATATGCCCGAACACAGTGATGATGAAAGTCATGAAATGACACCTGATGAAATGGAAAATCCTCCTAAAGATATGAAAGAAATGCCTCATGAAAAAATGCGTAAAAAGTTACCAAAAGCAGAAAGAGAGGGTTATTAATTATGTCAACAAATTTAACAGCAAGTGTTACAAGTTCGCAAACTTTTCTTCCCCTACTTGAAACCAGCGATTTTCCTCAAAAAGGTTTAGTTCAAGTAGAAAGTGAATTAATTCTTTATAGTTTTTCTTCGGATCAAAAATTATTAAATTGCATAAGAGGGTATGCAGGTACTACCCCGACTACTCATGCTCAA